CCGCGAGATGCGCAAGATTCGCAGACTTTTGGGACTGCCGCCGCCTTGACTTAGGCGGCTATTGGCGTAACATGTAGATGCGGCCACGATGCCGCCCGGTGTCGAAGCCGGTAAGGAGCTTTGCAATGACTCTTCTGCGATCAACACCACATCAGCGCCTAGGCGGTATCCCCTGCCGTCGCTCCGGGCACTTCGACCTGGTGATGGTGTTGATCGCTGAGGGGTTATTGTGATCGACAACTACGCGCGCTTTCTTGAAGCTAAAGCGCAACAGGGTACCGGGTGCGGATTCACGCCGACCTTCCTGCCTGATTTTCTGTTTGACTTCCAGGGCTCTCTGCTCGAATGGGGCATTTCCCAGGGCCGCGCAGCGATGTTCGCAGACTGCGGCCTTGGCAAGACGCCGATGGAGCTTGTATGGGCTGAAAACATGGCTCGGCACACTGGCGGCCGCGTCTTGATCCTGACGCCTCTGGCCGTCACTGCGCAGATGGAGCGCGAGGCAGAGAAGTTTGGGATCGGCGCCAAGGTGTCGCGAGACGGCACCGCGCATCGAATCACGATTACGAACTACGAACGGCTGCACTACTTTAAACCGTCCGACTTCGCTGCCTGCGCTTGCGATGAATCGTCAATCCTGAAGAGCTTCGACGGCAAGCGCAAAAGCGAAATCACTCAGTTCATGCGCCGAATGCAGTTTCGTTTGCTGGCCACCGCGACGGCAGCACCGAACGATTACATCGAGCTCGGCACGTCATCCGAGGCGCTTGGCTATCTTGGCCACATGGACATGCTAAACCGTTTTTTCAAGAACGACCTCAACAACAGCGCAACCGGCCGATATCGTGGCGAAGTCGCGAAGTGGCGGTTTAAGGGCCATGCTGAGCTACCGTTCTGGCGCTGGGTTTGTTCGTGGGCTAGGGCGATCCGCAAGCCTTCCGATATCGGGTTTGCTGACGATGCCTTTCATCTTCCGCCGCTGCTCGAAAAAGAGCATACGGTCGAGGCGTCAACGCTGGCCGAAGGCATGCTATTTGCACTTCCAGCGGTCGGCATGAAGGAGCAACGCGACGAGCGCCGCAGAACGCTCCTGGAGCGTTGCGAGAAGGTCGCCAGCCTAGTCAACAATACCGGTCAACCGGCTTTAGTCTGGTGTCACGGAAACGACGAAGGCGACACGCTGGAATCGCTTATCCCGGACGCAGTGCAGGTTGCCGGATCTGATAGCGACGAGGCCAAGGAATCGCGCCTGCTCGGTTTTGCAGATGGAAAGCATCGGGTTCTGATCACGAAGCCAAAGATCGGCGCTTGGGGCCTCAACTATCAGCACTGCAACCACGTAGTGACGTTCCCATCGCATTCGTTCGAACAGTACTACCAATCCGTTCGGCGCTGCTGGCGCTTTGGCCAAAAGCGCCCGGTTCATGTGGACATCGTGACCACCGAAGGCGAACATGGCGTGCTGAAAAACATGCAGCGCAAGGCCGCACAAGCTGAGCGGATGTTTGCAAACCTCTTTGCCGAAATGAATGGCGCTATCGCAATCGATCGCGCATCAAAATTCACAAAATCTCAGGAATTACCGTCATGGCTGTGATATCATGCGCAACGGCATAACACACGAGGTTTGTATGAGCAAAAGAAACAGGGTAGGCCCTGACCATCCGTTGTACAGGGGCGGGAAATCGCGAGATGCGAACGGGTACGTTACGCTTTCATCGAAAGCATGGGGGCGAAGCGCAGGGATGAGAGAGCACCGGTATGTGATGGAAGCTCATCTCGGAAGAAAGCTACTAAAAAACGAGATTGTTCACCACATAAACGGCATCAAAGACGACAACAGAATCGAAAACCTTTCCCTTGAAACAAGGGCAAGCCATAACAGAAAGCACGGGAGTGGCGGTCTTGTGCGTTGCAGAGTGTGCGGCGCAGAAAAATGGTATCAGCCTGCTCTGCTGGCAAAAATAAAGCAAAACTACCGATGCCTTTCTTGCTTCAGGAGCAAATCAAAATGACCGTTTTCGCTCAAGTCATAACAGATAGATATGCGATATATGGAGGCGACTGCATTGACGTTATGAAGGCTTTGCCGAAGGGAAAGATTCACCTGTCGATCTACTCTCCTCCGTTTGGTGGCCTGTACCACTACAGCAGCAACGACCGCGATTTGTCAAACTGCGACGACTACGGCCAATTCTTTGAGCATTACGCCTTTGTGGTCCGCGAACTGCACCGTATCACAATGCCGGGGCGCATCACCGCCGTGCATTGCATGGACGTTCCGCGCAGCAACAGCGGGCGCGACAGCTACCGCGATTTTCCAGGCGATATCATCAGGTTGCATGAGGCTGAAGGTTGGGAGTACATCGCGCGGCACGCGATCTGGAAAGAGCCGCTGGCTGTTCGTTTACGCACAATGCAAAAGAACCTCGCACACAAGACGCTTATTGACGACTCGACGCTATGCGGCGTCGCTGGTGCAGATTATCTTTTGGTTTTCCGTCGCTCTGGCGAAAATCCCGTACCAGTGTTTCACCCCACCGGATTGATGGACTACTACGGCGAGAAGCCTTTGCCGGCCGAATGCCTCCCGTATCGCGGTTGGACTGGCAAGCAAACCGAAAACCGCTACAGTCAGGCTGTATGGCGCAGATATGCGTCTTCTGTTTGGGATGACATCCGCATGCATCGCGTTTTGCCATACCGCGAAGCGCGCGAATCAGACGACGAAAAGCATGTCCACCCGTTACAACTTGACGTGATTGACCGCATTGTGGTCATGCGCAGCAATCCAGGCGAGACGGTATTCACTCCGTTCATGGGCGTTGGCTCAGAGGTTTACAGCCCGCTGATGCTTGGCCGACGCGCAATCGGTGCGGAACTTAAGGCTAGCTATTTCCGTCAGGCCGTAAAGAACTGCGAGCTTGGAGCGAAGGGGATGATACTAGACGGCGAGTGCGCGGACCTGTTTGCAGGGGCGGATGACGGAGAGTTTGATGCTCCGGCGTTAGCAGAAGATGCCTTGACATAAGACAATATCGCTGCAAGCATGTAGATGCGGCATAGCCGCCGGGCGTCGGAACCCGAGAAGGATAAAAGAATGAACCCTGTGCTGACCACACTAGCAAAGAGCCTAGACGCCGCTCGGTGTCGTCCCGGCAATTCCGACCTTTGCTTAGTGTGGTCAGCCGAGGGCTTGTCATGAAGAAGCCGCAACAACGTCCTTCTCCGATAGCGCTGCGCGAAATCAACAAGATTCGCGCCTTACTTGGCATGCCTCCTAGGCCAAGAGACTTATCTCCTGATGCCGCAAAAGCTCTTGAAGAGATAGCCGACATGTTTGGCGCAGAGCGTCGCCAGCGATGAACTACTACAAGCACCACATCGGCGACTATGACAGCGCAACGGCGCATTTGTCTATGGTTGAGGATGCTGCATATAGCCGACTTCTCAGGCTTTACTATCGAAAAGAGAAGCCGATATCGCCTGATATTGCTTTTGTCTGTCGCCTTGTTCGTGCCGTGTCCGACGAGGAGCGCGAGGCAGTGCGCGCGGTTCTTCGAGAGTTCTTCGAGGAAACGCCAGACGGTTGGCGGCATGCGCGTTGCGATAGGGAGCTTGCGGAAGCCGCTGAGATTGCGGAGAGGAACCGAGAGAACGGCAGGCGCGGCGGGCGTCCTCGCGGAAATCACGACGACGGAAAACCCAGTGGGTTATTTCTGGGTTCCCAGACAGAACCCAAAGCAAACCCAGATGTAACCCAACCCATTGTTGGGCCGCTTTCATCTGGCAACCTTAGCCATAAGCCACTAGCCACTAGCCATAAGCCAGAAGAAGCTAACAAGTCTGAAGACTTGTTTGTCGCCAGCAAGCTGGCTCCTTGCCCACATCAGGAAATCATTGAGGCATATCACACGGAGCTTCCATCACTTGCCAGAGTGCGTGAGTGGACAACTGAAAGACAAGCGCTTTTGCGCAAGAGATGGGCAGAAAAGCCTGATCGGCAAAATCTAGATTGGTGGAGGAACTTTTTTCGCTACGTTGGAGAGTCTGACTTTTTGATGGGGCGATGCGAGACAAAACACGGCGCATTCGAGGCAGACCTTGAGTGGCTTATCAGGCCAAAGAACTTTGTAAAAGTCATCGAGGGCCGCTATCAGAACAGACAGGGGCAACACGCATGAGCTTTCCCGCAGAACAATCCGTCATTGGCGGCATGATGCTAGACGCAACAGCATGGCATCGCGTCGCTGCGATACTGACGGCTAACGATTTCACCGACGCGCGGCACAAACGAATGTTCGAGCTGATCGGATCGCTGGTCGATCAGGGCTTGGCAGTAGACCCGGTGAGCGTGATGGAACACTCGGAGCGGCAGGGCAATCGAGAAGACGCGGCCTATGCCATCGAATGCGCAAACAACACTCCCGGGGCATCGAATATCGAGTCATGGGCCGGAGTTGTCCGCGATCACGCAATCTCGCGGCAGTTGCGGCGGATCGGCCAGCAGATTGCGATGAGCGACCTTGTTGGCGCGCTCGCGATTGAGGAGGCGTCACGCCTACTGGCCTCGGTGCAACGTCGCCAGCGCGCGGAAAGCGTAGCGCTGACTGAGGTTCTGGTCGGCGTCTACAAACGCATGTGTGAGCGCGATGATGGCGTGGTAATGCCAGCGACACCGGCGCCGCTGGTTGCGCTCAATCGCAAGCTAGGCGGCGGATGGGGCCACGGGCATCTAATCATCGTTGCTGGCCGCCCTGGTAGCGGAAAAACGGCGTTTGCTCGAGATTGCGCGCTAGCTGCGGCGAATCATGGCGCGGTGTCGATTATTAGCCTAGAGATGGGCCGCGAAGAACTTGGCGGAATGATGCTGGCGAAGGCTGCGAACATTAGCTATCAGGCGATCCGCGATCCGTCACTGCTTGGTGGCGACTGGTCGAAGATCACGGCCGGGCTTGCGCAATTACGTCTTCCGATCCATGTCTGCGATCAGTCCGCGCTTTCGCTGCCAGCGATAACGAGCGAGGCGCGGCGCATCCACTCTAAGCACAAGCTTTCGTTGCTGTGCATCGACTACCTAGGGCTCGTTGATTTGCCGCAGGCTGAGCGCAACGACATTGCGGTAGGCACGGTTACGCGCGGCCTGAAGGCGCTAGCAAAGGAGCTGCGGATACCGGTTATGTTGCTGTGCCAACTATCGCGAAAGGTAGAGGATCGGCAAAACAAGCGTCCTATTCTTTCCGACCTCAGAGACGCAGGGCAGATTGAGCAAGACGCCGACGTGGTTGTGATGCTCTACCGCGACAAGTATTACAACGAAGATT